CAGTAATACACTAACTAAATTTGATAGTGATACATTAACATTTGATGATAGTACACCGTAAAAACATTATAAATAGTATAAAGAGATAACAGGCAAACATGGCAAAACTTACAATAAATCGAGGTAGTGTAGCAAATGACGGAACAGGTGATAACCTCCGTGATGGTGCTAATAAAGTCAATCTAAATTTTGACGAAATTTATACAGCTATTGGTGATGGTACAACTATAAGCGGTACTATAAAAGTTGCTGATGATTCATCTACTGTTATGACATTATCAGCTAATGGCGAAACCATTAGAATGTTAGGTGGTACTGGTATAGACACAACTATTTCAGGTAATGATATTACAATTGCAACTAACTCCTCAGTTTTAACTGCCTCTCAGGTTTCTACTCTTACAAACAAATCTATTGCATTAGGTAGTAATACAATTACAGGTACTACAGCAGAATTCAATACAGCCTTAACAGATAACGATTTCGCCACATTAGCTGGCACAGAGGCTTTAACAAATAAAACTGTTGCTATAGGTTCTAATACAATAACAGGAACAGCTCTTACTATTACAGGTGATGATAGTTCAACAACATCACTTTCAATTGGTGATAATATTTTATTTACTGGTGGTTCAGGTATTACAACTAGTATTTCAGGTAATGAAATTACTTTTGCTACAGACGGTGCAGTTGTAACAGAAACATCTACAGACACACTTACAAACAAAACAATTAACGGACCTGATAACACACTAACAAATATTGCAAATGGTTCATTAGCAAATTCAGCAGTCACTTTAGGTGCAACTTCGGTTTCTTTAGGTGCTACAGCTTCATCAGCTTCAAACTTTAATATTTCAGGCACATCAAGTTTATCAGGAACAGGTACAGTTGATACAACAGGTTCAGGAAACAAATTAAGATTTAACTTTGCAAATACAGGTTCTTTACCAACAGCCGCAACTTACGAAGGTATGTTTGCATATGATGTTGGTGGTAATAACCCTTATGTTGCAGACGCAGGTGGTTGGGTAAAACTATTATCAGAAAACTCTTCTATTGCAGACATATCAAATGTTGGTAGTATTGCTTCTATTACAAACGGACAAGTTTTAGTTTGGAATTCAGCAGGTGGTAGATTTGACCCTGGTGACCAAGGTTCAGGTTTAAGTGATATAGTTGATGATACTACACCTCAACTTGGCGGAGGATTAGATTCTCAAGCAAATTATATTACAGACGCCTCGTATCTAGCAATAAGAGCTGGTGATACAGGAAATGTAGTAAATACAATTACTGTTACAGTTGCAACAAAAACAACTGAACATCCAGCCCACGGTACAGGTTCATCAAATGGTTATGTTTTAGATGGAATTGAATCTCCAGCTTTAACATTAGCAAAAGGTACTTATAAATTTGACCAGTCAGATAGTTCAAACTCAGGTCACCCATTACTATTTTACTATGATGTTTTAAAGGCGAGAGCATGGACAACAGATGTAACTACAAGTGGTACACCAGGTAGTTCAGGTGCATATACACAAATTGATATTACTAGTGATACACCTAGAAGATTAGCATACCAGTGTTCATCACATGTTAGAATGGGACATGAAGCAGATGTCCAAGGTGGTAAATCAACTAACCTAAATATAGAAACAGATAAGTCAAATACAGGTGATGGTTCTACTACAACAATTACACTCAACACAAATGATAGAACAGTAGACGACATTTTAGTATTTGTAAACGGTATTTGTTTAGTACCAACAGATGACTATACAATCAGTTCAACAACATTAACATTCACAACAGCGCCAGGAAGTGGCGCAGAGATTGTAATAAGGTATCTAGGATAAGAATATGGGAACAAAAACACGAAGTATCGCAAATCATTTAAACAATTCTCTAGGAGAATTAGCTGTTATTTCATACAAACTTATATACAATAGTAATACAGCAGTAACTTTTAGTAGTCAAGCTGGAACACAATTAGGTTCTTTAGATTTTTACTATCCCGTAAGTGGAAGAATAGGCGGTTCATTTGTAAAACAATATGATGCTGCTACCTCTTACATAGTAATTGGTGGTCATTACTACGCTCATGCTACTACTAATCTTCACTCACATTGGTTATGGATTGATGGTGATGAAGCAAACGCTATTCACTTAGGTGATGACATTTATGCTTTGTCTGGTGAAGATGGTGGTTCGGCAAGACAAAAATCAAAAGTAACTATTCAATCTAGTTTCACAGGTAAAGCTGCCGGTACTTATACTATATACACATCTTCTGGTACTGGTGATACTAGGGCACATACAGGTAGTGTAAATCCAACACCTGGTGCAACAGATGGTGATATGTCAAACGAACCTACTAGAAGCATGATTTGGGCAATGGAGGTATTATACACATGATGATATTAGATATTTTAACTGTATTAGAACCATCACAGACCTGGACTTTTACAGGTTCAGATTATAGCACAAAAGAAAAATTTAAAGAAAACTTTTCTCTTGCAGAGGCGGATTGGAGTTTTACTTGGGCTGAGTTTCAAGCAAAACAAACGGAAGTTGAAGGCGCTGTACATATGAAGTTATTGCGTAATAAGCGTGATAGACTCTTGATTGAGTGTGATTGGACACAAGGTGCTGATGTACCTGACACAATAAAAAATGCGTGGGTATCCTACAGACAGTCATTAAGGGATATTACAAACGGAGTAACCACGGTAGAACAAGCAAACAATGTAACATGGCCTACAAAACCATAATGAAAACTTGTATAAATATAACTAAGGAAGATAATTAAAAGACATGCCAGCAATTATAACAGACAAATTTAGAATTCACAATAGTGAACAGTTTTCAGAAGCCTTTTCTGAGGCGTCAGGTAATACTTTTTACTTAGGTATTGGTAGACCACAAGCATTTGCCACTTCTACAAGAGGTGACGCTAGAACAAATAATGAGGGTACAGATACATCTCCAGTTACTCCAGCAGACAATGTTAATTCACAACACTTTCCTTTTGATGATATGTTGGCGGCTAAGAAAATTACTTCTACAGATGTAACCTTTGCAGTTCCAAGAAGAAATTGGGCTACAGGTACAACTTACGATATTTACAGACATGACTATGGAGATTATGCGACAGGTACTACAACAGCTATTGCAGCTAATAGTGGTGCGTCAACATTACATGACGCAAGTTTCTATGTATTGACAACTGCTAGAAATGTTTATAAGTGTTTAGATAATGATGGTAATACTGCTTCGACAATCGAACCAACAGGAACAGATGTAACAATTATTTCTACTGCTGACGGATACAAGTGGAAATATATGTACACTTTATCTGCTTCTCAACAATCAAATTTCTTATCAACTGACTTTATGGCAGTTGCAACAAACTCTACAGTATCATCAGCGGCTGTTGATGGTGCAATTAATATTTGTAAAATTAAATCTGCCGGTTCAGGTGGTTCAGACGGTACACATACTAATATTGATATTAGAGGTGACGGTTCGGGTGGTAAAGTTTCAGTTACAGTTGCTTCAGGTGCAGTTACAGCTGTGACAGTCACAACTCCAGGAACAGGTTATACTTTTGGTACAATCAGTAATGCACAAATCGTAGCTGCTGGTGCGACAGGTTTGACAGGTGCAGAAATTGATGTAATTATTGAACCAAAAGGCGGACACGGATTTAACGCAGTAGAAGAATTGGGAGGATTTTATGTAATGATGAATACATCACTTGAAGGAACAGAAAGTTCAAACACAAGTGACTTCTCAGTTGCAAACGACTTTAGAAAAATTAGTTTAATTAGGGATCCACAATCAGGTGGTTCAGCTGCTACATCAACAACACTTAGAGGCACAAAAGCAGTAAATCTTACAGGTGTTACAGGAACATTTACAGCTGACGAAGAAATCAACCAAGCAACTACAGGTGCAGTTGGTAAAGTTGTAGAGTGGGACTCAGTAAACAATATTTTATATTACATTCAAACTAGACATACAGATGAAGGTATTGATAGTAACGGAGACCAAACAGCGTTTAGTGGACAAAATGTTATCACAGGACAATCGTCTAGTGCTAACGGTACACCAACAACATCATCAAGCACAATTAACAGCCAAGTATTTGCAAGTGGATATTCTAGTGCAGAAATTGACGCTGACTCTGGTGATATTCTTTACATTGAAAACAGAGCGCCTATCACAAGAGCTGCTGACCAAACAGAGAATATTAAACTGGTTATAGAATTTTAGGAGAGTTAAATGCCAAGTCCAACTGACTTTAACCTCTCACCTTACTATGATGACTTTAGCGAGTCGAAGAAGTTTCACAGAATACTTTTTAGACCGTCATTTGCAGTTCAGGCTAGAGAGTTAACACAATCACAATCAATTCTACAAAACCAGGTAGAAAAAGTATCTGACCACCTTTTCAAACAAGGTGCAATGGTTATTCCTGGTCAAGTATCAATTGATACAGAATATACTTCAATTAAGTTAACTTCAAAATCAGCTTCAGAATTATCAACTTATAACGGAACAACTTTAACAGGAAATACTTCAGGTGTTGTTGCAAAAGTTGTAGGCATTTCAATTACAGACGGTACTGACCCCGACACTTTGTTTGTTAAATACGACAAAGCAGGAACAAACAATACAGATTTAGTATTTACTGATGGCGAAACAGTAACATCAAATGCTACAGGTAGTCCAACAATTGTAGTTGCGACAACTCACACAGGTTCAGCTGCAGCTATTGAATCAGGTGTTTATTACATAAATGGTTTTCATGTCAATGTAGATAGTACAACTTTAATATTAGATAAGTACACAAACTCACCATCATACAGAATAGGTTTGTCGGTTACAGAATCTTTTGTAACGCCAAATGATGATAACAGTTTAAATGACAATGCTCAAGGTACTTCAAATGTAAATGCTCCTGGCGCACACAGATTTAAAATCACATTAACATTAGCTAAGAAAACATTAACAGCTGTTGATGATAATAATTTTTATGAAATTGCTAGAGTTGATACTGGTAATATTAAATCAATGGTTAGAACAACAGAGTATGCTGTTCTTGAAGATACATTAGCAAGAAGAACATTTGATGAATCGGGTAACTATGTTTTAATTAATCCAGACTTTGATGTTAGAGAACATTTAGTATCTGGTAACAATAGAGGTATTTACACATCAGGTGAAAGTGGTAGTGCAACTAAATTAGCAATAGGTGTTTCACCGTTCAAAGCATATGTAAACGGATATGAATCAGAAAGATTAGGTACTACTTTTGTTGATGTAAACAAAGCAAGAGATTTTGATACTGCTAACAATAATAAAACTAGATTTACTTTAGATAACTATTTTAATGTTGATAATGTTTATAATACTCCTGATGTAGGATTTGTTTCAGGTGCTGTAGAGGCATTTAAAACTGTAAATCTTTTTGACACAGCAACAGCAGTAAGAGGAACGCAACAATCAACAGTAGGTACAACTGTACCACAAATTGGTCGTGCTAAGTCAAGAGGTTTTGAATATGTAACAGGTTCAGAATCAAATGATATTTTTGCACAAACTGGTGTTTGGCGACATTACTTATTTGATGTTGAGATGTTTACTCATCTTAATGTTTTAGAGGCAACTTCATTTACAACAGGTGAAATTGTATCAGGTTCAAGTTCAGGTGCAACAGGTGT